ATTAGATGGGCCGACAAACGGTGATCTGATGCACGGCGAACGTATTCAGATGAAAGGCACTGTCCCGGCAGGAGGGGCTTCATCGGTCAATTTTCCGGTTGGGGGGATCCCTCGCGGAAAGAAATTAACGATTGTTGCCTGTTCGTATTGGGGCGGGGATGGGGGTGAGAAATACGGGCTCAATCTAGTCCCGGCCGGTCAACTTCTCAACTATCCTATTGACGCAGAAACCGGGTCGGTGAATCTGATCTATCCGATGGCGGGCGGCACTCAAACGCTCTCCACGCCCGTCAATGCCTTCTCCGCCCTTGGGTATGCTTCCGTCACTGTGCCGGGTCCATACACGATCTCAGTATCAACGACGGCTGAATCCTGCCTGTTGACGGAGTGAAGGTCCAAGAATTGCGAATCACCCTTGGCGGGAAGGAAAGAGAAATCTTAGAATCGGCCTCGGCCGCTTATTCTATGAATAGAATCTCGGCACCAATCGTGAGCCTCATTTCAGACCAATCGGCTATGGTTCTGATCGGTGCGATTGTGGCGTTATGGTTGCCGGGATGGTTGCCGGATGAATGGGAAGAAGTGACAGAAGGATGGTCATACGAACAAGTCAAGGATTGGTTGGAGATTCAGAACCTAGCCGGGGCATTCGGCGGTGCGGTGGCAGGGACCGCAGTAGGTGGACCCGTAGGAGGGCTCCTAGGTGCGATCCTAGGGCTCCTAGGTGTCGAGATTGCCGAAGATGTGGCCGCCGAGGTTAGCACGGCCGTTGATACTACCACGACCGCCGGTCTGATCGTGCTATCCCATGTGATCCGAGAGATGAAGGACGCCACCGAGGGAAATATTCTCGTTAGGTGAATTCTTGCCCTCTAGGTGGGGTGTTGAAGGCAATTGCCGAGATAACTTGATTCAATGTAGGGCTGAGGGGTTCAACTCGCTCAGATCGTGCCTAGAGGGCTATTTCTCGAAGGAGCCTCTTGAGCAAGGACTTCCGGGGCTTTTCGGCCTTGGCCGGTTTTGATTTCGAGGGAATTTCCATCCCGGCGAGCGATCCGACGAAGCGGTTCGATCTCATGGCTCGCTCTTGAAGCCATTCGAGAATCTTAGGCTCTTCTGAGAATCGAAGGATCCCGTCTTTCTCTGAGGAAAAATGACCCTCAATTAGGTTATCCTTCACGACTAGATGGCTCTTGTTGGCGCGGCACGAAACGCATTGATTCACATGGCGTCGGGCTCGACCTAGATCGGCGGTCGCGGGTTGTCCGTCCGGCCAACAGGCCCGGCAGATATGGCGATCTGAGGGATTACAGAACGGCTCACACTCGAACCAAGTCTCAAGGTTCTCTTGGCGGCATTCTTGGTGTTCTTCTCGATAGTAAATGAAGAGACATTCTCGGACAAATGCCGAGAAATTTTTTCCCTCCTTCTTCATCCTACTTTCAAGCGCGGCCGCTTCTGGGTCTAGGCTGATCGAAGTCGTGTAAGTCATAGGATCCCTCGGACTTCGTGCTTGCACCCTCGCGGTCTAATGTGACAGTCGGTGTCTAGGATATCGGCAAGATCGGTCATGCTGTCGATGTCCCAGACGATCCGGCAGAATCGGCATTCAACTTTCGGCATTAGATTCACTTCCCGCCTTGGCCGATTCTTTGAGCATGATGGCATGAACGGCCTTGCATCGAGGCGACATACAGCCGGCCTCAGCGAACATCATAATCACTTCCGGGTTATCGGTCGTGACCGTGAAATTGAGCCCACAGTCAAAACAGATGATCCGGATTTCTTCGGTATCAGTAGTCATCGTAATCATCATCCTCATCATCCTCTTCATCATCCAAGAAAGCGATGATCTCTCCGTAGCGGTTCGAGATTTCAGTCATGCGATCCTTTGAGGCTTCTTCGGCTTCCATTCGGGCCAGCCAGATCTCCGGGTCACGCTCTCGATCAACTTCGGCTTGAATCAGTCCTTGGATGACAGCTGGTTGAAGGGCATCCAACTCCCACGCTTCGGTTGTTCCTTGCTCTTCGACATAGGTATCATAGCGGCTAGAAGTCTCCTTGGCGAATGACGGTGGCGGATTGAATTCGTTGATCTGATCCATAGTCAAACCGATGCGTCGGACTTCGAGATTTTCGACGCCTAGGATCCGGAGCGTTTCATCGACCTTCTCGACCATTTGGAACCCTTCCGGGTCATGGTCGGAAAGATACAGAATAATCACTTTCTGGGGGTTGTCTTCTCCGCCCCATCCACCGACTTCATTGATTCTGATGTGTCGCTCGGCGGCATCCTTGAGGCTAGTGATCGAGGGGTAGCCGATAGTCGGGAAGTAGTCAATCCGGTTTTGGCTAGTGGTCGGAGAGATCACGCCGGTCAATGCGTTCTTCTCAATCCACACTTCGAGCCGGACGGGCTGAGTGTCCCACACATCTTCGAAGTAGGTGTATCGGGCTCGGTCGATTGCTGAGGCGGGTGATCTCGATGTTGACTTCCCATAGAGAGATCGGGTGCGGTCTTCGATGTTATCCCAATCGACCAATCCCCCCATCCGGGCGTTGCGCAGAATGTCGCCGAGTCGCTTGTAATTCTTCTGCGTGTTCCCATAGAGATCGCGGGCGACGAATTGGTAATGCAATTGTCGGATGGTTAGGTTCCCGCCGATCTCTTCCATGATCTCGTTTGCTTGTTCGATGACGCGGATGGTCTTCGCGGCAAAGCGTCTTTCTTCATATTCGGTCTTGGCCATTTTTTCACTTCCTGCGCATAGGGCGCGCTGATCCTGCGAGGATAGTCCCGGCTATGATGGTTATGTATGAATCATCATCAAATCAATAACAAACATCAGTATCACTACTACTACTACTACTGCGGGTTCGCAGAACCGGCCAAGACCACTTTGAGGGACGGTTAAGGGCCGGGTTGGGTTCGGGTGGCTGATGGAGTGGGCGATGATCGGTTGCGTCTTGGTCGTTGCACACGGTTTCTTCATGCTGTTTTGCTTCTCTCGACTTGAGGCATCGGTATGGAGTGGGTTGGATGAGATGGATGGCAAGATCGCCAAGGCTCTCCGTTCTCTAGTCGAACAGGGATTAGGGGATTTTGAACCGATCAACCCCATTCAACAAGCAATCGCCCATTTCATCACCCAGCGAGTGAGCGAAGCCCCAATTGAAGCCCGGATCGTTGAACACGGTCAAGACGGAAAATTCGTGTAATTTTTTTCGAGAGAAAAATAACCATTATTAGCGAGGTGGTTTCCCACTGTCAGCTAGATGCCCCGGAAGAAGAAACGATCTCGCCGAAGGAAGTCCTTCTCGATCTTGAACGCGCTAGAGGCTTTCACCTATGCGTCGATCCTCTCCGAAGGCACAACCGGCGGTTCTGTCTATGCCTTCATCACGGGCGCGACCGATCTCGGATATTCCCGCACTATCAGCGAAGGGATCCCCGGAGCGAGGGGCGGTCAACAATTGGCCTTGACCGGAGCCGGCCAAATCTCAATGGGCGATCTAATGACCGAGCCAAGCATGGCCCTAGATACCATGAGCGCAAATCTTCAAGCGAACCTAATTCCCATGGCACTCGCTTCATTCACCACTTCCATTTCCTTCCGCATCGGCAGGAAAATTTTGAGGCGTCCACTGTCATCGATCACGCGCAACATCCTCCATCCGGTATTCGGCAAGACAGTGAGGATGTGAGCGTATGGCAAATGTTCAATCCTACGGTATGTTGATCGGTTCTCGCGGTCAACAAATCCCAATCCTAAACACGGCCACGACCGAGGCAACAGAAGATGAGGTTTTGAGTGACGCGACATGGACCGGCTCGGCTCAGAATGTCGGAACCTATGCGGATCAGATGGGCAACTTCGTTTTAGCACGCGGCGCATGGATCGCGGAAACCGATGCAACATGGAATTACATCAGATCTGCCGGGAAGGTGAAGGCGGTTCTTCCGTTCGGGTCCGGCAAGGATGGCGGCGCGCAGACTCTTCCTTCCCCTCTTCCCTATGCCAAGCAACTCGACAGCGGTGATGCCTTGATTGTGATGTGCAACAGCGTGTCGGATCGGGAAGCGTCCCTCTCGGTCGCTTGCTCGAACGGAGAGTATCATGTATTCTCGGTGACACCTACCGGGGCTTCTTCCGGCCAAGGCCACGAATTCGTTTCAGTGGTGACGGGACAGTCCATCGGGACCGTTCTAAACAATCGCACGATTACGCATTGGATGGCGTTCAGTGGGAACAACGACGCCGAGCTGACATCTAGCGTCCAACTCCTTGACGGTTCGGGGATCAGCGTGGGTTCAATCGGATTCACCGGCTCCGGAAGCGCGATGGCTTGCACCTTCGCTCCGAGTGGGGGTGTTTTCGTGCACCTCAACTCGAAGGCCGTCTTCACTACGGACGGTTGATCCTCATGCCGATCAGCAAGAGAGCGAAGGCTCGATTGAAATTGATGACTTCTAGTGAGAGGGCATCAGTCAAGAAGTCGGTCAAGACCCTGTATAATGCGGAGTTAATCGGAGTCAAGAGAATGCGGGAAATTATTAGATGGGCCGACAAACGGTGATCTGATGCACGGCGAACGTATTCAGATGAAAGGCACTGTCCCGGCAGGAGGGGCTTCATCGGTCAATTTTCCGGTTGGGGGGATCCCTCGCGGAAAGAAATTAACGATTGTTGCCTGTTC